AAGTCTGTGATATAAGTTTTCCAGTTAAATCTGTCATATTAATTGCCAATACTCATTTGTTGCGTTATAAGTTGTTCCAGCTTGATCCCATGTTATGTTACGCCCACCTATATCTGGTCTTGGGTTTGTAATAGCTGGATCGTCTTTTACATTTGCTACTCTATTCTGAGGATGGTTTTTTAAATCATACTGCCCTTCAAAGTCTTGTGGGCATACTAACATCCCATAACTGTTTAGTCTCATTACCCTATGTGGATAAACAAAACCACATTCATCGCATACGGCTAATGCATTTTTTTGCGTAGCCATTAGTTATAGAATGTTAATCTAGGTACAATATAGATGCTAGAGGTTTCTCTATCCTCTAGCAATGCTCTATTTAACATTTCCTCATAATTAGTTTTTAATAATGTAATTCTATCTGGTTGAACAAGAGGACGTTTAAGTGACATATAATATGCAAGTCCCATTGTAAGACAAGGAAGAAACCTTTTAGGTAAGTCTGCATTTTGAATTGCAGATTTATTTACATCTTGTAATTCTTTAACCAGTTCTAGTTTAATAATATCTGTAGAGTTTTCTGGTAAGGGCCATACAGAAAGAATAGGATTATCTCTACCCCGTCTAATAGAATACTGATTAGGTTTACCTGTTTGTGTCTTATTAGGAATAAGCATAAACTCTTCAGGTGTTATCCTGGTTAGTTTAACATCTGTATTGCTTCTGCTTATGACAACCTCAAGAGCATTAATTGTGCTACTGTCGAGGTTATAGGAAGTCGTAGAGGCTACTACTGTGACTGCTGTGGTACTAGTAGACCAGAGAAGTACACCCCTGTTCTGCCAGTCTTTAAGCATTAGATTAATAGAACGACGAGCAGACTCAGGCTCATGACCTAGTGTGCTTTCGCCACCAATCATTTCAGAAGCCTCTTGTATAACCTGATCTATATCAAGGTTAAAATCATATGTGCCTGATACTGCCATTATGCTTTCCTAAATCTAGCTGTCTTCTTGGCTATCTTCTTAGGTTGTTTTACGAACTGCTTTCCGGCAGCAGTCCCCTTGCGCTTTGCTTTCGTGGTCGCTGCATACTCCTTTGAAGTTAAGCTCTTGATTGCTTTCTCTGGAAGATACCTCTCCCCTGTCTTGCTTGATGGCTTCCCTGACTTGGTTCTCCATTTCTGCTTACTCCATTTAGAAAGTTTATTTGTAGACTTTTTCTTTTTACCTGAATATGTACCACCAGCATCTTTATAATACTTAACAGCAAGTTGCATTGCTCTAGCAGAGTGTTTACCACCCATTTTAGCTTTAGCTCTAGCTTTAGCCCTAGCCCACTTAGCAGGATCACGCTTAGTAGCTGTACCGCCTTTTTTACGTTTTACTACGGTTGCCATTTTTGCCCCTTGATTTCTTAATAGACTCTTTGCCTTTTTTAAATATAGAAGCTACTTGAGTCTTACCCATAACCTTTGCACGTTGCTCACCAACAGTTAATATCTGTATCTTACGAGCATATGGTTTACTTATGCGTTTAACTTTAGCTACGGTAGCTCTAGCATCAGCAGGTGTAGCAAACTTTATACGTACTGTATCTTTTGGATTCTCATCTGTATAAAGTCTGCGACCAGAACCTTTAGGTTTTTTACCTGTACCAATTCTAGGATCACGTTTCATTCTATCCCCAATCAGGTAGTATACATCTAAAGCATCTACAGTGCTTACAAACTTCTATAGGACCATTCTCTCTATCAACTTCTTTTATTAAAGGAGTACCACAGTGAGAGTTATGTCCACAGTTGTTGCACTTACCGTTTACCTGCTCGACCACCAGACCGCCTCTTTACGACACCGCCCTTAGAGCGATACTTAGTATTTTTAGCTTTACCACCACCCATGCGTTTAACAGTTCCACCTTTGGACATGTATTTAGTTTTCTTTTTTCCTTGCACTTTTCTTCTCCTCATTATAAAGATTATTAAAAGTTAAATTAGGATTCATATAACTACTATCTATTTCTGCTGAGTGTATATACTGACTTGGTGCAAAGTCTGGTGCGCCTTCTCCAGTTACCCACAAAGCGGGATTTGTAACTCTAACTCTATTGTTAGGAAGTGCTATGATGTTTCCTGTATATGGTCCTGCATCTATAAGCTCTAGCACATGTGACTGTTTATGTTGTGCAGGATCGTCTGATATATAACTATCTGTGTAGTCTACAGTAAACATATATCTTCCTGTATAAAACTCTCCATCTATTTTACATAACCAAGGACTTGAAGATACTCTGTCCATAACAATGATAGCATGGTTTCTTGAAGAGCAATCCCACGGCTGGGCTAGATGTGTCTGCATTAGTTCAGGCCACTCCTCTAGTACTGTGTCTGCTACCAATGCTGTGATTGGAAGTCTGGCCCACATTGCACCGCCATGTATATTTTCATCTTCATCGCAACCTGTAAACACAACATTAAAACTTAAACATCTATCTGGTATTGTGTTTACTGCTATTGCTAGTGCATGTAAATATTCTCCTTGATATTCTTGGTGATTGTTTGTAAATTCTTTTCGTACCCAACATTTAAAATGTGGTATGTTTGAAGCAAGATATGCCAAAGTAGTTTAACACCTCCATCTTTTTCTAGCTTGCCTTAATCTGCTATTAGGGTTCTTAGCAGCTTTTGGAAACTTTTTCATTTGTCCAGCAGACCTAGCACAATAACTCTTACGCCTGGATGCCCTAGCCTTACTAGGTTTCTTTTCCGTTACAGCCGTCTTGAGTTTTGAACCAGGATTCTGTCTCCTATACTTAGCCACCCCCTTCGCAGTCATACCAGCACCAGACTTGGTAGGACGTTTCATGCCCCTACCAATCGTAATGCCTTTCATGTTGCTTTTTTTTCTAACCATATCTAAATGTTCTTATATGAATATCTAGCTTTACCAAAGCCTCTAGTAGCCGCACCTACACCACGTACCTTACCACCTGCTTTTTTAATTTCAAAACCACCCATAGCTCGTAGTTCTTTTTCAGTTGGGGCTACACCTCTAGATGCACCTATCCCCATTTCTTCTGCAATCTGTCGTGCAGGTGGAGCATACTTACCTGTTTCAACTAATTTAGACTTACCTTTTTTACCACGAACTTGTTTAGCTTGTCCTGTTTCAATAAATTGTCTCCTTCTAGCTTTAGAAATTTTACCTTCAGGTAATTTAACTTTAGAAGGAAGAGCATAACTACCACCAGCAGTAAGTTGAATTCTAGTTGGTTCTTTTACAGTACCAGCAGGGGCATCATCTTTTTTCTGTTGAGCAATTAATTTCCTAAGTTCTTTATTTTCAGCAGGAGTTCTTTTAGGTTTAGAAGTTTTAGGTTTAGACTTAGGTTTAACTTTAGGTTTAGCCTCATCTGCTACCTGTTTATTAATTTCTTTTATAATTTCTGGAACTTTAATATTCCGTTTATTAGCAAGCCTAGAAAGAATAGCCTTTTGAGATTTAGTTCTTTTTCCCTTTTTAGTCGCAGCTTCTCTAGCCGCAGGAGTAAACTTTTCAACAATTCGTTTTTTACTCATTTCTTCTTACCCCTTTTTTTCTTCTTAGGTTTAGCAGGTGGTCTTTTAATCTGCTTGGCTATACTTGCTCTACTAATCATAGGTTGAGTCTACAACCTGCCCACCTGTCATGCGATAACTAATCTTACCACCATATTTCTTTTTAGCGTCTGGATTTTTGCGTAGTATTTCAAAATCTGCTCCAGTAATTTTACCATCATTATTTGCATCAAGTTTCTTTTGATTACCTTTAATAGCTTCTTTATTTTGTTTTGCTACTTTTGCAGAAAACTTTTTATCAAGACCTTCAGTATAATCTGGACTTTTTTTGTTTATATTTTTAAGAGGACCGCCTTCTTTCATAGCCTTAAAGCCACGTTTTTTAAATACTGGATAGTATTTACTTTTAGTACCTTTAAGTCTTTCTGCTCTTTTATCACCAGCTTTTAATTTACTATAATCATCTTCTAATTGTGCTAATGATCCTTTTTTAAGTCCTTTTGCTCTTTCAAAAGAACCTCTTGCTGCTTTATCTCTAGCTAACTTATCTTTTTCTGTAGAACTCATTGCCTCTTTAGCTGCTGGAGTAGCACCTCCCCGTGCTTGGTTCTGACCTGCTCCAAATTTACCAACCTTTGGATCAGATTTATCACCAGCACCTTGAGCCATTTTTGCTGCTTTTGGAGTTGTCGTTGTTGGTTTTTTCTTTGCAATGCGCTTCTTTGTAGTTGTCTTAGGATTAGGTCTAGCTTGAAGTCGTCTAGCTACCTCTTTTTTAGGTATTACTTTACGAATTTTTTTTAAGATACGGCCTTTCATTAACTTGCTCCCTTTATGATGCTGTCTGTGTTATCGTATTAGGACCGCCAGCAGGAGAAGCTGCAACAGCCATGTCATCCTGTCTAGTACGTCTTGATTGGTTACGTAAAGCCCCTACAGCAGCAGTGTACTGTGCTTGCCATACGGGTAAAGTGTTCCAGTCTTTATTAAACATAGTTGCTTCCATCATGCAACCATAGAAGATAGCATCATAGCAATACTCTGTAAAATAATTTGAGGTTGTTACGCTTGTCCCTGTAGCAGAAGCAAGAGCTAATGGTTGAGATGCTGTTTGTATTTCAGCCGTAATTACTGAGACTGGTGTGGGTACAATTTTAATTGTTGAATTATTCTTACGTGTGTAATATCGTGGTGTGCCTGTAGATGCACTAACAGGCCAGTAATCATTTATATATTCTACAGTGCGAGGTAATAGATTAGTCACACTCGTTCCACTGCTTGTTTTAAAGTTAATGTTTCTAACAAGCCTAACACGATCATTAAGAGTAATAGCACTAGCATTACCAGACGAAACAGATACAGTAGTATATTCGTCTAGTCCAAAATCATCTAGCTCTTTTACCAGACGAAACTCAGCCTTCTGAATAAACTTAGGAACTTGGTTAGAAAACTCAGTCCCATCATTCTCAGAAGTATTAATGATGTCTGTTTTAAGATCGCTATAGTTAGGCATGTTAGCCTACATACAAGGTAATAGTTGGGGCCATAGCTGCTGCGCCTGATGTAGAGAGGCTTACGATACCATGAACAGCAACGCCCATGTCACCAATGTAAACGTCATTAGAATCAGTAGCACCCATCCTATATCGAATAGCGTTACCCTTGGCAGTCTTATTAGTAATCTGTTTACTGCCTGAAATAGCAATGTCACCTACAATAGTAGAATAAGCATGTACAGCAATTATACGAGTGGTTGTAGGGGTAGGATTATCACTACCACCTTCAGAACCTAATGTAACAGTAGGAGTATCTACATAACGAAAACCAGTTATGATAGCTCCATCACTACTTACATTCTGTGCGACTTTTATATTAGATGCCATAATATCTCCTTTGGAAGAATGGGAGAGTAGCGTTAACTACTCCCCCACTTTCACCATTAGGTTCCAGCACTTCCGAAGAAGCCACGCCAGTCAGATACACCGAAGCTATAACGCTCCCGTGCCTTAAAGCGCAGGTTGCCAGTATCAAAGTCTGGCTCCATCTTCGTTTGAAGAGGAGAACGGACAAACATTTTCGTACCATTAGGAACATCAGTCTTAATGAAATACGCATTGGTATCCGTAAAGCGACGATTGATAAAGTAACCTTCAGGAAGCATACCCATGCTTCGGGTTACGTTGATTGCGTTTGTATTCGGGTTAGCCGAAGCAGCACTCGTTTGAGTGTTACCAGGACTGGATAGAATACGACCAGCAATCGCCCATGAGTCAACAGGGACATGCAGAGACACCGCACTCGCACCAATGAGAATACCACGATCATCCTCAAGCTTTTGGATGCTCGTAAGCGCAGTCTCAAGAGTAGCTTCCGTCAGGTCAGCAGCCGCCAAAAGGTTAGACTGACTTCCATCGGAAATCGTGGGGTGTGCAGCAGAGAAGAATGCCGCTCCATCACCAATGGTATCAGAGAAACCATTGTTGAACAGATTAGCAGCTTTCACTTGCTTGGTATTTGCCATTGCACGGGCAAGACCCCTGGCACGAATTTTAGCAAACGTGTCATAGAGGTTGTCTTCCATTGCTTCTTCCGTTACAGCAAAGGCAAGAGCAACAGTCTCGTGTGAGTAACGAGCCGTGTAGCTTTCTTGCGCTCCGTCATAACTGACAGCAGCACCTTCACCCTTCGTTGGGGCAGTACCAAAACCAGTGAAAAGTACTTCTTCTTCAAAAGCACGATCCGAGTTTTCTACATCATAGAGAGATTCGTGTTCGTTATTAACCTCTCCATACTCCATTCCGAAAACGGCGTTAAGGCCAGGAAGAAGTTGTTTGCTAATACTAGCTCTATTAATAGCCATGATAAATCCTCCCTATTAAGCCGTTGACGCCGTAGCCGTTACAAAACGGTCACGGTGATGGTTGAGCCATACTTCTACAATCGGATAGGCATCAGAATCTTTTTCGTCAGGATACTGAGCTTTACCAATTACACGAACAGCCGCCGCAGCTTCCGTACCAGACGCTCCGTCTAGATAGTAGCTGGACTGACCTGTCGTCGTGCTGCCCGAAGAGGCAGTAGAACTAACAGTTACATTGTAGTTTTTAACAATGAGCAACTCAACCGCCGAAAGCGATAGAGAAGCTTGAATGTAATACGTCTGATCTGGATCAGTGATTACAAAGAATTTAACGTCCGTGGCACTAGTCCCACCCGGCCAATACCGAGAAAACTTCGGCTCTCCATTTTCAACATACTGGCAACCCATGAATACGCCTGATGGCTTGAGGGTCGCAGCAATGTAGGGGCTAATCGTAGCAAAGTTAGCACCTGGAAGAACAACGGGATCACCAGAGAAAATACTATTCGTTGGTGTGCCAGTCATTCCAGTCGAAGTCAACGCAATGGTATCAGTAACAGCTTCGTTATTGTAACCGCCACCTTTTTTGCGAGCGGGAATGAAACCACGAAATGCTTTAGTAGTAGACATGTTTCATCTCCTTAGTTAATAGAAGTCAGTCCTGAAAAGAGGTCTGTCTTCCTTTTGTTGTGACAGAGCGACTAGAATTAGTTACAGGCATGTTAGCTAAACGAGAATCAGAATTACCCATCAGTTGATGATTAACAGCATCCATCATATCGTTAGCTTTCTTTTCATAGTATTTATTCCTAGCCGCAGCTTTTTTGGATGGCATTTTAGCTAGAGCAAGATCAGCCCTATTTACTGTGCCTTCATACCGTCCACCCTCCCTCACGAAAGAGGTAGTAGCCAATTCAGGTACTTCTTCAGGAGAAACAAACACCCAGCCTTCTTGCTGACGCTTGCCTACGTTTGTGTAGTCATCTTGGCCGTTAAAGGAGACTCGTATCCAACGTAGAGTCAAACCCTCTGATGAGAAGCGTTCTTGTACAGCTTCTGGAATTTCTAGAGCATTTGGCTCTTCAAACGACCATTCTTCTTCTCGTTCTAAATTTTCTCTTTGATTACTATTACGTGATTCATTTCGTGTCATAATTCTCTCCCACGCTTATATTACGTTAGTGTACTCACCATCAGCGGTTGTTACTTTTAACTTTTCTGCGGCGTACTGTTCAAGAGGTATACCCCATTTGTTCGCAAGTCTTACGTCTTCTTTCGAAAGTTTAACTTTTGAACTAGAGTTCCGAGACGAGCGTGAAGCCCCTGAAACCACTTGAGAAGGTTGAGTCGTGTTTTCCTCCACACGGACTGAAGAGTTTCCAAAAGCTTTTGCCAAGCGTTTGTCAATTTCTTCGTAAAATTCATTATCATTTGGATCATATCCTTCTGATTTTAATTCTGCATCAAGAGCCAAAGCGGCAGCAGTCTTAATAGTATCTTCTCCAAACCAGTCGTTTTGTTCTGCCCACTCTTGGGCTTTAACATCAACAGCAGTAGTTTGAGGTTGCTGTTGAACTTGTGGTTCTGGTTGTTCTTCAAGTTCTTGCTGTTGTCTTGCTGTATTTACTTTCATACGTTGAAGCAACTTTAAGTCTGCTTGTGCATTATTTAATGTTTCTTGTGCCTCTAATACTTTTTCTTTTTCTCCACTATCGAAAGCTTCAAGGTAAGCTTCTTTAGCCATCTTAATAGTTTTTTCTAATGATTGCTCATTAGCATTTAAACTATTGCTAGTAATAGAAACAACTTCTTTATCTTTCTTACTCAAGTTATTTTTAAGTTCTTCATTCTGAGCAAGAAGAGTTTGAATGGTTTCTTCTCGTTCTTTACGCTGACGAACTAGCTGACGTATTCTTTTCTCAGCACCTTTTGTTTCTATACCCTCTAATTCTTTAGGAGCTTCTTCATCTTGAGGCTCTTCTTTAACTTCTTCTTCAGGTTCTTCTACTTGAACCACTTCTACTTTTTGTTCTTCTTCTTCAAGTTCAAATTCAATTTGTTGTTCTTCTTGAGGTTTTGCAGTTGTATCCACTTCACCCCAACCATCATTTTCGTTATTCATTACTTTACTCCGTTGCTAACGACACAAACGTGTTTTACGTTATACTACTATTATACCATATAAATGTTGTTTTCCCAAATCACGCAGAACCTTTTGTTAAATTAAATGTAGGATCAAGGTCTTTAGGATCTTCTACTTGCATAACAATCTGGTCATCAAATAGAAGAATTAGTCGAACGCCTTTGTAAACCATCTTAGTTCCAGTGTGTTTACCATAGCATACATAGTCTCCTACCTTACACCAAGGACCATTAGGAAACTTTTCTTTCTCTGCATAGGCTAGATCACCAAGAGCAATAACTTGTCCTACAGTTGTAAGATAAGACATGTCTTCTTTGGTTGAGTCTGGAATAAAGATTCCACCTTTAGTTTGACTCTTAACAGATATTGGACGAACAAGGACATGATATCCTGGTAGTTCTGGTAGTGGCGAAGGATCAGGAACATCCTCTTTATCTGTAATCCACAAATCATTTTTAACCGCCCCACCCATAGCTACTTGTTGCATTTATTTAGTCATCCTCCATGTGTAATCGTTTTTTAACGATATCTCTTAAATTATCTCTGGCCCATTCGATACCGTGAATTGAACCAACTATTTGTCTGTAGTGGCAGAAGTCTTCTGCAATACCTGCACCAAGAGTACTTCTTAGTCTGTCTATCTCTTGATTAAGCTCTACCCCAATTTCATCCCAGATTTCCATTACTTACTTTTTTTAGAATCCGAAACTTTCCAAGAACTTTCGTCCCACTTATTAAGTGCGCTACGAATATTACGACCACCCGTAATGTCTTGTTTGTAAGGATCACCAAAACTTTTATCAGTATCCTTTACATGAGACGGATAGCCTTTACCCTTCTGCATCATTTCTCATCTCCTTAAATTGACTGTCTGCTAGTTTAATTAAATTCTCAAGTGCAGCTTGATCCATCTCCTTGTCATCGTCTTGTTGTTTCTTTAACATGTCAACAAGAACTTTAACATACTCTTTCTTATCTGCTAGATCAAGTTTACCTTCTTCTATCTGTAGTTTAGTTTGTAGTTCAGCTTCTTTGATTGCTTCTTTAGATACTCTATTTTCTTCAGCCTGTTCTTCTCTAGACTTAGACTGTGCTGTAGCTTTAAGCATATCTATGATCTGACCAGTTTCTTTCATCTCAAGTTCTTTATTCTTTAACTCAAGTTCTGCTGCATCAGATGCTGTTTGTGATTGTATCTTTGCTTGTTCAAGCTGTACCTTTTGTTGTTCAAGAGCAACAAGCTGTTGTTCTGGTGACTGTGCCTGACCAGCAGCCATGTTAGCGTTCATTACTTGTTGTGCTGCTTGTGCCAGTGCCATCTCTGTAGCAGCAGGTGTAACCTGAGAAGGATCAACCTGTTGAAGCATTTGTTGTGCTACACCATTCATTTGCTCTTGATATTTCATTACTGAGTGTTCTTGTACGTTAGCCTGTAAGATAGGAGCAATACGTTGCATGATAGGATTACCACCATTAGCAGGGTCTTGCATGTAAGCCATCTTTACCTGTATATGAGCATCATGATTCTGTCCAGCAAAGGCACCAATAGGTAATCCTTTTGTTGCTGCCATTATATCAGAGACAGGATCAAGTGGCTGTGCTGTAATCTTTGGTGGAATAATATCATCTACGTTTGGCATATTCGTGGCATTAAGAATTGTACGATTTAGTTCTTCCATATTAAACATACCAGGAGGAGACTGTTGTGCCATCTGTAGAACCATGTTAGCCATCATCATACGATGTGCATTGCTAGGTATATTAGGATCGGAGACAGGAATAATATCTACACGACCATCAAAGTCAGACTTAAAGATGTTACGACTTTCAAATGGAACGTCATATGGATACTCACCTGGAAGATAGTCATAGTCAATCCTAGCAAGGATTCTAAATTCATCTCGTTGTGACTTGTGTATTCTTTTATGAATAGCACTAAAGAACTTACTAGATGCTTCTAGCAGGGCCATTGTTGTTCCAACGGGTCCATAGGAGGCAGCATCAGAAATAACTTGTTCTGTGCTATCCGCAAACTTCTGACCAGCAGCAGTTACGAAATTCAACATCTGGAATAGAACAGAGGAAGGCTCTTTATAAGGAAGGGGAATAATAGCCTTTGATAAATCTACACCAGTTGCTTCAACCTCCTTGAACTCGCCAGGAGATATAGGTTCGTTGTCGCCAACAATCCGTATCCCCTTTGACTTAAACCCTCCAGGTAAATTTGCAAATTGCCCTGCGTCTATTAATGATCTCATTGCGGCAGTAGCACTCATAGTCAAATTACCCAAGAAGTGAATAAGTCCAAGTCCGTAGAATCCAAAACCAGGAACAAACCTATAATGCACAAAGTGGCTTATCTTCTCTTTGCTCTTGTCATCTTGTTTATAGTTTCTACGAATACTTAAAACTTTTCTAGAATCTTTTTCTACCGTAACAATATACGGGCAGGATTCTTCTTCTCCTTCGATGTCTAGATAGCAGTGTTGTTCAAGAAGAACATATTGTGGATCGTTATCGTAGTCGGGAGACAATCCAATAATTGTATCCATCTTTTCACTAAAGCCCGTTACAGGATTAGAAGATGGCGTTACTAGTTCTGTATCCATGTAGATACCTGCTTTGATATCTTTATTCATTTCTACAAGACTGCGATAGATTACATGTGTGTAGCGTTCTGCATTGGATAGATCAGAAGCATAGTAAGACACATAGAACTGGTCAATAGGAATAAACTCTGAACGTGGACGCTTAACCGTAGCATCATAGTACATCTTTTTAAAAGCAGACCCAATCAGTGGAAGATGGAATAGCATCCGCTCAAACTCTTCAAAGTATTCAGGCATCTGCTCCGTAAGCTGATAGTTCATAAAGTTCTGAACCCT